CCTTGTCCGCCACCTGCCATTTGCTGACTCATCTGGCGAACGGCCTGCATATCTTGAGCTATCAACTGAGCAACAAGACGCTCTACCTGCAACATCTGATCTTCGGTAACCTCTTGCGTTCCGGCCTGTTGCAAAATCTGTGCTGTGGCTTGCTCTCTAGCTTTGAGCCTTATATGTTCCAGAATATGCTTCTGAAGTGCTATGGCAACGACAGGAGAACTTTGAACAATCCCAGAGGCCATGAACGTCAAGTGAGCCAGAATATGCGCGTCGTGATCCTGACCCTCAAAGGCCCGTAGCTGAATATTGTCTAGCGCGTCTATATGTTCTTGTCCTGGGTCTTTAGGCTGTGGTTCTTGCTCCGGGGGCCCTTTCAAAATAGCATCTACGTCCGCCACACCCAGGGCGTCGTACATCCGACGAAACGCCTCGTGCGTGTTGTGTAGTTGCGGGGCCTGCATGGCTAGTTGAAGCTGTGACTGCGCTAAAGCAATTCTCTGCGCCTGCGAAAATATGTTCGGATTAGAAACAGGAATAACGTCTATGCGGTCATCAAAGTCTTGTGCCAGAACGGTAGGCTCTACACCGCTTACAGAATAAGGGTACTCCTGGGGTAGAAAATCATGTATGACACTAGCCAACAACTTGAACTCAGTTTTCATGGCATAGTGAAGGCGTTTGTGAACTGCGCTCATCACCCTGGTGCCCTGCTCCAACATAGCAACAGTGCTGCCCACAGGCGCATTCTGATTACCATCCCCCACCTTGAGGTCCGTGATCGTTGCAAATCTACGACCTGCGTCCACCACAAAACCTAACAAATTAAACAAAGTCCCATCCGGTCCCTTGAACGGTAACGGCAGTAAGCCATCTCTTATCGCACCACCCGGCGCGTCAATATCCCTGAACTCTCCGGGCTGCAAAGGCTCACTGTCCTCTGCGATCCGCAGGCCGCGAGCCTTGAACCCTGCTGGTAGATTAGACAACGTGCCAGCGTCAATTAATTGACGCAAAGCAGCAGTAGCCGTGCGAGAAAGACCACCAATGGTGTGTATCAGCCCAAGCCCGTAAAAACCTAAGCCTGGCAGGAACTTATAGTGAACAAAATATTGAATCTTAGCTCGGGATTCATCGTCAGCGTCATAATTCCGGCGGATAGCAAGAACTTTACCGTTGTCCTCACTAAGCGTGACGATATACGGCAACTTAATTCCCGTATCCTCTCCTTCTTCGTCTTTGTCCTCATAGCCCGGCAAGTCCAAATCAACGTGAAACTCTAACAAATTACAGTCATAGTCCACGTAAGAGGGCTGCATACCCTGAATCTTGTTGATCTCAGTCTTTACCGTGTCTGCTGGTTCCTGAGCCGGGGACACCGGGACGTCCAAGTAAAACCCCGATACTTGCTTCTTTCGAAGATCGTTCGCGGTCATCGGGACAATGTGCGTGATTACCGGCGCAGTCTCTAAACTGCTTGTCTCGTAAGGAACAACAAGGTTTTCCGCAGGCACAAACGTGCTTACCGCTCGGCCTAACGTGTCATCATAGTAAACTTTCTTGAACGTAGACCCCGCCAAAGGCAAATAAAACAGCATTTGGTCAAACTCAGGGGTGTACTCCTCCATCACATTGGTGATGTAGTAGTTCATGAATTCTTTGACTCTGCGGGCTTGAGCCTCTTTTTCCCTGGTAGCGGAACCCATGACCTGCGTTCGAACCGGCCCCCCAGGAGGTAAAAGCTCATTGAACGCCTGTGCCTGGAACTGCGTGGCAGCCTCCGCCAACAAAGGGTGGGTTACACCGGTAGCCCCACGGAAAGGCTCTGATCGCTCTTCGTAGGTAAACCCCAGCAGCTCTAAACCCTTGGAATATGTCTCTTGCCAATCTTTTCGAGAAGCGTCATTAGCATCGTACTGCTCCATAAGGTCGCTAGACAACGCGCCTAGATCGCCGTTGTCCATATCCTCTGCGAGGTTACGATAAAAATTTTCTTCGTCTAAAGAACCGGGGGCCGGGGTCGGATCGAAATCAACAATCGCCCCTCCTTCCTCGTCAATCTCTATCTCAACGCCTTCGGTGTTTAAACCAGAAAGGCCGTTGGGTGACGCCAAATCCGCGTCATCTTCAATCAGAGGCATCTCCGGGTTATCTGTAGCCCTGTCTATCAATGAAACTACTGGGCGATCACCATTTGCCATATTATGTACGCCCCATAACCGTGCTTATGTTGTTTAGCAAAGCCTTGCTCATGTCGTCGTTGACTGCGCCCATGATGCCTGCTCGATTCATTAGATTTCGGTCCACCGCAGAAAGACCCGTCATCGCCTCTCCACCGTCTCTAAAATTAAAATTAGTTAAATTTATTCCTAGACGATCTGCGGCTTCCCGCGCTTGCTGTTCATTCATGCCAAACGAAGAAGCCGCGTCGGCCAAAGTCATTCCTTGGCGTTTAGCGAAATCTAACATCCTAAAAGCAGCCTCTTGCTCAGTGTAGGGCCCTGTGCCCACTGCCGCCGCTTGTTGATTTAAATCTCTAAGTCTTTGCTGCTGTTGAGATAAAGTAGGAAAGGTTGGAGTGGGGGATGTCACTGCCCCTGCGGTAATAAAATCACTACCCATGGGCCCCGTGCCATAACCAAAATCACCGACAGCCTGCAAAACATCCGTGTCCGTGATTGGCTGTGTAATCGGTTGGGTGAAGGTTGATGGCTGTTGCCCCAGCGCAGGATTCACCGCAGCAGCAATTTGTTCAGCCGTAATCCCACCCTGCGACATCGCATAGTCACCAATCCGCTGCGCCGCAATATCTTTCGTAGGAGACGCCTTGAATAATCTTTGTATCTCCTCCGCCTGTATTTCGGCTTGAGTTTTTTGAGGAGTCATTTCGGTGCCTGGCATGGTGCCTGTAACCGGCGCAGGGCTCACCCCCGTCACGTTACCCGTGTCGCCTGTAAGGAAAGTTCCGGTGGTCGTGGGCGTGGCACCAGTTGTACCTATGACTTGTGCCGAGGGCAACGTGCCCCCTGGCGTAATAAACTGATCACCGGTGGTGGTCAGAATAGTTCCCGTCGCGCTACCCGGTGGGAGACCCGCTGCGGCTGCCTGCTCGGCAGAAAGACCTACCGTCGTGCCGCCCAGACCGCTGCCCATTATGTTCGCCCCGGTAGAGGGAAAAGTGGCCGTTATGTCCATCTCGCCAGAGGGCTGTAAATCTGCACGGCCCATGGTGATTCCTGTCGTAGGTTCACCGCTGGGTAACACGCCTCGCGTCACTACGGGAACGGGACGATTCAAAACCCTGTCAAAAAAGGTAAGGGCAGCGGGCCCCGCAACGTTAAACGCAGGCGTTTGCGTAATGGACTGTGGGTCATAGGGTAAAAACGCCTCTAGCTCTTCTGCGGTAAGTGCCGCCGCACCAGGCTGCCGAGGCTCCGCAGGCGCTGGCGGCAAGAGAGTAAAAGAGTCGGGACCCGCAGAACGAATGGGCGATAGTGAAACTATGCCGTCTCCAGTGGCTGCGGGAGTTGTTCCCGTAGCCTCTCCTCCGATGGAGAGTTGGCCGCGAGCTTGAGCAAGCGCCTGCCGGTAATTAGGGTCGCTTAAAGAAATACCGTTGTCTTGGGCCCATTGATCTGCACGAGCCTCGGCAGAAGTTACATCTGACTGATTTTCATACTCAGATAACTCTTCTAAAAGAGCTTGTAAGATTTCTTCTCTGGTCATCGACCGCTACCCTCATCCATAATACGCAGCCCGCACTCTGGCAGGCTCTTTGATTTCCCAGTCGTCGGTAGGCAACTGTACAAAATTACCCTGACGATAACGCATTAGTGCTTGAGTGGTACTGTCAACTAAATCATCATGCTCGCCATTGGGGAACGCAGCACACTCTTCTATCAATTCATGAGCCCATTGCTCATCCGGCACCCATATCATGCCAGCCTCCAAAAGAGGCGCAATCGAGTGAACTCTCGTGACCTTATCATTGCCACGAGATGGCGTAAAGTTTACCACAGGGATACCCATATTCCGAAGTTCATGCGTTAACGGCATACCAGACGCTTTTGCCTCAATGATTACCGTCTCAGGGTCCCAATACTTGTATTGGTCATACGCAATCGCCTTCAACTCAGGAAAATCCCATCTCCCTTTCTGCGAATCCATCAAAATTAGGTTGGGCTGTGTGCCCTCGTCCGGGTGAAATACGCCCCAGGTCGTAATCGCACTGTAATCCGCCGTCTCCCGCTTAGAAAAAGCCGTGTCATAGCTCTGAATAACGTATTCAAGCTTAGGTATTGACGGTTTTTCCCAAAATTTCCACCATTCTCGCTTCAAAATGGCATTTGTTTCGCCCGTAGGCTGCTGTTGGTACTGAGCGTTCCATTTACTGGGCGGAATCGACGCCTTTACCGCCTGTAAATCCTCAAAAGACCAGTATTCTGGCCATACAGGGTCCCCAGAGGGCATCTCCATGGGAAATTCTATGATCTCCCACTGGTCTGCAAGCGGGTCACGGGCCATTTGACGCACCAATTGACCCGTAAGATCCTTTTCAGACCAACGAGTCATGACCAAAACTATCGCTCCACCCGGCTGGAGACGTTGTCGGGGGCCCCCGGTGTACCAATCCCAGGCATCGTCAAAGCCCGTATTCGACATAGCAGTCTGTTCAGAATGGGGATCGTCGATAATACATAAATCAGCACCGCGACCAGCCAAATTACTACCAACACCGACAGCATAATACATACCGCCGCGAGCAGTATCCCACCTTCCACTAGCTTTCGAGTCGGCGGCCAAACCCGATTCAGGAAAAATCTCTTCATAATCCTCTCGCTCAATCAGATTTTTTACTTTTCTACCGAAACCCACAGCAAGTTCTGTGGTGTGCGTGGCCTGGATGATCTTCATCGCAGGATTACGACCTACCATCCAAGCAGGAAACAGGAAACTGGCGAACTCACTCTTGGTGTGACGCGGCGGCATGTTGACGATCAGCCGCTTCAACTTGCCATTGGCCACCGCCTCCAATTTTTCAGAGATCAAACGATGGTGCTTGCCCGCAATGAACTCGGGCCACATCGCGCGGACAAAGGTCATAAAGTTATTTTGGCATGCCTCAATCCTCTCCAACTGCGCCAGACGCAACTGGAGTTTTAGCTGGCGGTCCGCGATCTCATCGGAACTTTCGAAGTTGTCAGTCATCTTTAATTAGTTCTTTTACCAAATCCAAATCGCCAGAGTTCATGAAGATCGGGGTCTGCGGTCCCATGAACGCGCCCAAGACATTGAAGTCAAAATACTCTATTGCCTCTTCACGGGTCATGTCCACCGATCCGTCCATCAAGATATCAATACATTTCTGTATGTCATAGACCAGAACAGGCCCTTGATCGTCACTTACCGTCATTCCGTAAGCGGTTCCAATTATAGCGTCATCAAAACCATCTGCCTTCAAATACATATCGTCTTCTACGCCATTTACGCTCAATTGAATGTTTCTAAATTTATTACTCACGTCTTGGGGCCCCTGTGTGTGTTTTATATGCAACTTTATGCGATTCAACTTATATAAATTTTTACAATTTTTTTGCGACTTTTCAAATTGTTTTTTCTGCTGATTGTTCGTGAAAAACCTGCACAAGCACGCGACCCGATTAAAACACCTGCGCGCGCATTTTTACGTGATCGCCGGGCCAAAATTCGCGGACTGCCTCGATTGTGCCGGGGGCCCCGAAGCGCGGATCGCGGACCAGCTGCGCGCGGATCGCGGACCAGCTGCGCGCGGATCGCGGACCAGCTGCGCGGACCAGCTGCGCGCGGA